CGATAATACCTGAAGTGTTCGTTACCGATAGCACCATAAGCAGAGTTCAAAGAGATCTTCTTTGCCATCTGAATATTGTTACAGCGGGCGATCTCTTTCATGAGTTCTACAGTAGGAGTTTTCTCATACTGTTGCTTTGCTTTGATCATCTTCTTCTTGAAGATGACACGACTGTCATACATCTTCTTCATCATCTGAGGAAGAAACCCATGCTTGTCCTTACGATACTGTGCGCCGTTAGCACACACAGAAAACTCACCGTCAATCTCTACCTGTTTCTCAAGTATTTTATCAACGGTGACTGATGGATGTCTGGCATCTTGGAGTGTCTCTGGCGAGATATTGTACTGCATAATAAGGTGAGGGTACAGAGAGTTGAGATCAAAACTAACCACCCAATCATAAAATCCTGGTTTCGGTTCCTTGACATAAGCACCTGCATACTTAGCATCTTTGGTCGCCTCTTTCTTAGGAGGGATTGCAATCTTGCGCTTTAGTAGTTCGCAATAAATGTAGTTATCCCACATGCGAACTTGACTAAACACATCTTCATAATTCACCTTAGCATCGTATGCCATGGTGTATGCCAGTTCAATCAGTTTCATCTTGTCATCTAGTTTATCCACCAGACGAACGTCATGGATGTTATATTCGATAAACTTCTGCCAGTCGTTCTCATAGAACTCTTTAAACGTATCGAACTCAGAGTGATCAAGTTTCTTCTCACCTAGTTCTACGTTGCAAATATGATCAAGACGATAACTCTCTTGGTTTGTATAAGTAAACTTCTTATACAGTTCAAGATAATCTAGTGTGGAAATTCCAAGAGTGTCAACAGCAAATTGCTTACGACCTTTGATAAAAATTTCACGAGTAGAAACTAGTCTCCATGGCGAAAGCAATTTAACATGCTTCTCACCAAGAACACGATCGATACGGTTACGAATGTAAGGCATATCGAACAACTGTACGTTCCACCCCGTGATTACGTCAGGATAATTTTCCTGCCAGTAGTCGAGGAATGCACCCAACATGCTTTCTTCTGATCGGAAATGCATGTAGTCCACCATGGGATCTGTGTTATTGAATGGACGTGCTCCAAACACAGTGATGCGACCAGAGAAACTATCTTTGATACTGATAGCAAGGATCTCCTGATCAGCACTCTCGATGTCAGGGAACCCGTTCTCAGCAGCAGTCTCGATGTCAATAGTAAAGACACGGATCTTACTGGCATCAAACTTGAGTTCTTCTTCTGGATGTTGTTCAGCAATGTACTGATACAAGAACCGCGAGTTACCATAGATCTCAAAGTCATCTACTTCTTTGTATTGTTTTACGAAGTCCCGTGCTTCTGAAATAGAACCAAACTTATGTGGTTCAACACAGTCTCCCTCTAGTGTACGCCATTCTGAATAGTTCTTTGTAGGCAAAAACAGCGTAGGGTTGAAAGGAACCCTGACGCTGTAACGATTGCCATTTTCATAACCACGTACAAGCAGACGGTTGCCTGCTTGCTCAACACTAGTGTAAAACTTCATTCAAGACATTCAATATAACGAGCAAGGATTGTCTTGCTCGGGTTGGTCACAACAGTAATGTCAGAAGACCTGACATTAAACTCACGCTCAGAAGAATGTTCTGCCCATGGAACTAGTTGACCTTCATAGTCTACCAGATAAGGTTCGATCATCCACACATCAGGGTCACCTGGTAAAGTGTCACCCTCTGCTGGTTCTACCTGAGCGATGATCCATTCATTCGCTAGCTTCAGCAGGTTCGCCTTCACTTCCATTTTCTACCTCAAAGAATAGTTGATCTTCCTCCACACCATACTCCTTCAGTTTGGTGACATAATTATCGAGGATGCCATTCTCAGGATACACGACACTCATGATATGTTCTCCACCCATACGATGTTCTTCCACTGGAGAATATGGACAGAACCTAGCATATTGGATAGGGATAGTCCCATCTTCATTGGGAGTATCTAGAGAAAGAGTGAATGGATAAACTAGACGATATCCAACTACACGTTTCTCTTCATCTTCACTGCGGATCTCACCAAAGATACACAGGACATTTTGACCTGTTGTGAGATTGACAACTCTAACATTATGATTAGTCTTCAACTCAGTCTGTTCCGCCATTTTGTTCCTCATGTGGTTGTAGTTTTTGTTTCCAGGCTTCTTCTAATCCTGGTTCTGCATTGCTGATTGTCATAACACAATCATATGGTACTTTGAATTGCCAGTCAGAGGAATAAGGATTCCACTTACTGAACTTTACACGGTACTCCATACCATGTTCTTCTGTCAAGTATTGAGGTGTACCGCCATCAAGATTTAAAATATATGGATCTTCCATGAGAAGGCAAACACCGCGTTTGTCCTCGCCTTCTCCATCAAAGATCTCTTTTAATTCTGTGATCACGCGGTCACCTGTTTTAAGTGTGACTACTGATACTGCCATAATTAGAGACCGTTTGCTATTAGTTTAACATCAAAAAAGGGCACCGTCAAGCGCCCTTCATTTTTATTTAGAAGTGCTTCTTTCGCTTCTGTTTCTCTGGTAGTTCTTTTCTCAATGCGATTGTTAGTAGACCATCTTCAAATGATACATCATCAACTTCTACATCATCTCCCAGTTGCCAGTTGCGCGAGAATGTTCTATATGAAATTCCTTTGTGTTGGTAGTTTCGTTCTTTATCAGGTGGAGATTTTTTAGCAGAGACTGTTAGAACATTCCGTTCTGTCTCCACTTCAATATCTCCTCTTGAAAATCCTGCAAGAGCGACTTCCAATATGGTTCGACCATCAGATCCATTAACGACATTGTATGGAGGATAATTGTCTCTTGCTCCCGCAAGAGCTTCAAGTCTACTGAATGTTTCATCGAACCCTAGAGTATGTGGTGTATATGTTTCCCAATTAAATGTTACCATTGTCCTTTAATAAGCGACGTGTACATGTGACCCGTGAGGCATCACAGTATTATTTAAAGAATTACGCTAAACCTTTAATAGTGGAGAACCGTATTAAAACTTACGGTTTACGCTAATGGTATGGACTGTAATATAGTTTCTTGTGATTTGTTGTTCGGTTCTCTGTTATCAGAAATGTATTTGATGGTATTAAAATCAAACAAATCAAATCCAATACTATATCTTTTTGTGGTAACAGGTTCAACATAATGTTCTACCCATGATGGAAACATCGTAAGTCTTCCTGGTTTATTCTGTGCCATCCATGGACCATAGTATGGAGACAAATGTGGTATCAGATAATTAGTTACTGTTCCAGTATCACTGAGAGAAATATTACCACTGAGATATGTGTTCTCATGATATGCATGACAATGTTGAGTAACTTCTTCTCCTGGTTCTAATACAACTGCCCATCCACGGATCCATAAACTATCCAAACTCTCTGCATCTAGATGCAGTGCTTCCATATAATCTCTATAGATCCTAGCAATAGTAGCTCTAAGAGAAATTAGAGCAGGATATTCCCACTTAAAGATATTGTAGTCTTCCCATAGTTGTCGATACATTCCAAGATTGTTCTCTTCAATTGCATTGACAAGATCAGATACAACATCTTCTCTGATGTCATCTAACCATATTGGCACATCAAAAACTGGGGCAAACGGTGTGTTTGCTTCCCAGTTCTTCCAACGATGTAGTTTTTCATGACCTTTATCTATAGTGCTGTACTTACATTTACAGTAAGCAGTGTCTAGCACGTTTTCAATGTCATTCATGTAGTTTGTTTTTTGCGACCAATGTTGTATTTGCTCTCAAGCGTCCACTCACCTTTCTCTTTATAAGAGAGAACTTTAATTTGATTTAGTGGTGCTAGATCAGCAATCTTCTCTTGTCCTGCAGGACAGATTTCCACCAAACCCCAATCTACTAGTAGTTGAATAATTCTGTTACGACGTTGTACATCATTCAAAGAGAAGTTGGTGTTCTTACCATCCAGGGCGAACAACTCTTTAAAATGTACAATGTAATACTTACCTTGCTTATGCAAGATGTGACAAGATTGGTAGATCTTTCTTTCTTTGCGAGATGCTACGCCAATTCTAGTCAACGTTTCTCTCACTTTAAGAAAGTCATCTGGTTCAGATAGAACCACTTCTACCATGTCCGACTGTTTCCACTGGACTTCAATTTCACCGCTCATGTTTACCACCTTTGCTCAATGCTTTTTTAATATGATCTAGTTGATCCTTGGTGAGAATTCTGAGCGCCTGTAGAGCTTTATCGTCATTATAACCATAATACTCTTTGACTAACTCAAGATAATCAATAGAATCTTTTCTTGCCCAAGGAGAGAAACGTTTCCTTGGTTTCACACTATTTATAAAAAAGTCATATTGCATCTTCTTTGGAAGATTTGGATACTTGTTCATCTCATTGGCATACAAGATAGTATCCGTAAAAGAACTGAGGCACCTGTTAATAATGTAAGGAGGATAACCTCGCTCAGCATCAGGATCGCCATCAAGGATGTTCTTTTTCGATTGGTTGATCGAGTACAGGTAGTCTTTTAGTTGGTACGTCATTCCAGTGTCTAATCACTCCACTAATAATAAAAAGGTTGGTAACCAAGTAAGAAATAAAAATAAGGGTGCGTATGCAAGCAATAGTATCAGCTTCTCTGTCGTTTCGTCCATACTTTTCACCTAGTGCCTTGCACCATAATCTCCATATCCTAGAGTTTCGCATTGACGCCAACAACAGTAGCACCAGGATTGCGGGCAAGTGCAACCTTACGAGCATCCTGGTAATCACGAGCAATCACTTCTTCAACGAAGACAGTGCCTGCTTTGTATAGTTTGACTTCACATTTCATAGTTAAAAATCACAAGTTCTTTGCGCTTTGCTTGGTCAGTATTATAACTACCCACGGAACGCATTGTATAAGTGAGTGAGAACTCTGCTAGTTGCCATTCTTTGAAACGATCTTTGACCAGTTGAGACGAATTGTAAGATATAAGTTGAGGACCGACAAAGCGGTCACAGTCACGAGCAAAGGTATCATGACAGAAGGACTTGTGCATATCGCCTTTCCGTCCATAGAGGTTATCTCTAATATCATATGGGGGATCGAGGTAGGTGAATACGTCTCGATTGTCGGTAAAGAGCTCTTCATAAGATTTGTTAGTAATTTTCCAATTTTCAATTAGTTCTGAGTATTCTGGCAAACGTTTGATCCCTCGCATTGAGAAGTTACTGTCGCTTGCTTGTTTGGAAAAAGAAGAATTGGAAGAGAGACCACTGAAAGAACACTTATTGACAATATAAAAATTGATAGCAGTCTGTAGTGGATCTCTCTTCTCAACAGGAAGGTTGAGATACTCTTTAGCTTCGTCAAAGAGAACTCGGGCGGACATGGGGTTAGGGTGCCTTTGTTTAAGGTACTCAAGTCGCTGCGTAATTTCATCGCCGTTGTCTTGTAAACATTTCCAAAATGTAGCAAGTGGTTCATACAGGTCATTGACCCAAACGTCAAGATGAGGATACATCTTAGACACATACAATGCTACAGAACCACCACCCAAGAATGGTTCACGAAACTCAGTATACTTGGACAGGTCAGGAATGAACTGAGCAAGTTTACTGGTTGCTCTGCTTTTGCCCCCTGGATATCTCAAGGGAGTTTTCAGGGATTTGGTAGTCAGGCTCATGATATTTAAGGTATTCAAAAAAGGTGAGTTTCATCTCCTTGAGCGTCATGCCACAATGTGCGGCAGCCGCTGGTAAGTTCATTGTAGCATGAAACAAAGCATCATTTGCTTCTGCTACGTTTGTTGGCGTTGTCTTTACTTTTGATGTATGCCCACTGCCTGGCGGGTTCGCCCTCAAGACGCTCATGCAATTCCTCCATTTGTTTTACTCTAGGATCTTTCTCTATAAATTTTAGCAAACTCATACGAAATCCAATAATGATATTTGAACTGTGCTATCTACTTTTTTAGATGGCACAGGTGGATCAAAGTTTACAGGAATAACTTTTCCTTTGTTTCGCATGTCACCACCATACTGTTTGATTGCTGCATCACTATTACCTTGATGAGTTTCATACTCAAGATTGTAAAGGTGATTGTTTTCAGGATGATGATCAATGTGATTACAAAGATGCAACCTACCAAAAAGTTTTAGGAGAGGTTTAGGAACATCTTCAGTAGTCCATCCACATTCATCTAGAGCTTCTGCAAATGCTTTGCTGATATTGTCACCACCAAATTCTACAAAAGATTCTAGAACTCCTCTGTGTGCATACAACCTTTTCTGTTTTTCTTGACCATCAACTTTAATCTTATACCAATAGTTTGCAACAGAACCATCAGTATTAAATTTGATGTATGGAGACATAACTTTTTTATAGTTTGGATCCCACACACAACCCGCTTGCACTCTCCTCAAGTGAGTTACTAATCTTCCTCCAGTAGAGATAGAATAGTTACGGTTTGGTATTCCATTTTGAATTAGAACTGTCCATCCTTCTGGGAGCGGATTGATACTACCCCACTTCTTGTGGAACTTGACGTACTTATCATCAGTCATCTCATTCGTCCCCTTTGTCAGAAACAAAAGATCTGATATGTACTGCAAATTCTGCAATATCAGAAGGGGAAGGGAATGTTGGATACACAGGAAGATGCACCGATGGATACTCTCCAGGGTCCTGACCCATGTCTTTTAGGATCTGCCACCTTTCTTTCTTCTCAAGAAAAGCGCGTTCTGCAGCGTCATATCTAGCGACTTCTGCTTCGTATTTTGTTTGAATAAAATCTTTCGCTGAATTATACAAATCCAGCCTTAGCTCGTAAGGATTGCTCATGTTATTTTAGTAGTAATCGTGTGTAAATTGTGTGTATGTGTTTACCACACAGTAGTATTTATACAGGGTATCACCGAAATTCACAACTCATCATGACTTCAGTAAGACATGCGAGAAGATTGATTTCCTGATCAGGAACAATAGGAATACTGTTCATGTATTTGGCGATGATTAGAACTGCCTCAGGAATAGAAGCAGGTTTCAATACGTTGTAAAGATTGTCATAGATCTTACGCATCACCATCGTAGGATCATTATCCATGTGCTGTACAACCCAGTTCTTCACCGTTGTGAAGTCTTTTCGTTTGAGAGACCCCAGAAGATCGTCGAGATTAATATCAGCAACGTCAACGAGAATAGCGGAATTGATAGAACCTGTGGCAGCGTAACGCTGACACTCATTAATAAGCCTGCGCCAATCAGGATAATACCTCTTAACAAGCTTCGCCAGAACCTTGTCTTCAAACTGAACTTCTTCATGAGTTAGGATAGTTTTCAAACGAGTGAAGAATTCACCTTGCAATTTCATTGCTTGCTCAGGTTTGATCCTGAAGTCAACGACCGTGCAACGTGAGTGCAACGGTTCAATGATCTTGTTAATGAAGTTACAGGTAAAGATGAAACGACAGTTGCCATGAAACTCTTCCACAGCGGTCCTGAGGGACAGTTGAACGTCGTTAGTGGTGTTGTCTGCCTCGTCGATGATGACGACCTTGTGAGCGGCACCAGAGGTCAGAGAGATGGTGGTAGCAAACTGACGTACGCGATTGCGTACCGTATCAAGGAAACGACCTTCGTCAGATCCATTGATAACAATGTAAGAAGCACCAATCTCTTCACACATTGCTTTGGCGACAGTAGTCTTACCAACACCTGCAGTTCCTGTAAGGAGCAGGTTAGGTAGTTCGCCTTGATTTACAAAACCCTGGAACACTTCTCGTGTAGTCTCAGGGAGAATGCAGTCTTCAACAATAGATGGGCGGTATTTCTCCACCCACAAAAATTCATTACTCAAGGTTCAAGTGCGATGTAATAGGTCAAGTCAACAGTAGCGTTATTCCATTCAGAAATCAACGCCTTAGATACTTTGATGCTGTAGTCCCCAGGGAGTACACGGATGTTATCAATTTTGACATCCAGACTATAGGTGCCCGTCGAACAACCTGCAACGGTGATATCGTAAGTATTACTGGTATCATTTTCTTTGTCCCTAAGGATAAGTTTGATAGTATCTAGTCCTTCTTCGGACTGGAATGTAAGGTCGGGAAGACCGTACACAGCAGATGCTTTCTGCAATGCAAGTAGATCATCAGCACTCAGGTTGAACTGAAGATCTGCACCAGGGAAGTTTACATTCTTTTCTGGAGCACTCTTGAGCGTAATCTCAGGATCCGAGAAATAGTATTTTGCAGAAGTGCGCCCCCCACGAATGCTAACGAAATCGTTAGAGGTGAACTCGAG